CAAGAAGATCGCACAGAGGTTCTCTGTAGATGTAGCGCATGATGTAGTGTCTGCTATGTCAGAATTAGGATATGATGTCACTGAAAACTATGAGTCAGTGCTTGATATTATGGTTCTAATCGAATCAATAAGAGCATTGATACATAGAACTTTAGGAGAAGAGTATCACTTTCAGAGTGTATCAGATAGAATATTTGCTGATAGTGAAATGGACTGTGAGACTGCCTTGTTCGATTTTTTAGATGAGATGGACGAATCTGAAAACGATCCTATATAATTTACTTGACAAGCCGATCAGTTTGTGTTATATTAGTAAGATAATTAATTCAAACTAGGAGAATATTATGATACTGGTTGACCTAAACCAAGTTATGATTTCCAACATGATGATGCAAATGGGAAATCACCAAAATGCCCAGGTAGATGAGAATATGCTTAGACATATGATACTCAACTCCCTGCGGTTCAATAGACAAAAGTTTCACCGAGAATTTGGTGAACTTGTAATATGCGCTGATGATAAAAACTATTGGAGACGCCAAGTATACGCCTACTACAAAGCAGGTCGTAGAAAGGGTCGTGAAGAGTCAGAGTTAGATTGGAATGCAATCTTTCAAGCACTCAACAAAATTCGTGATGAGTTAAAAGAGTTTTTTCCATACAGAGTAATCCAGATCGAAACTGCTGAAGCAGATGATATCATTGGTACGATTGTTCACAAAGAAGGTGAGCAGTTAAACACTGGTAGTAATCCAATACTTGTTTTATCTGGTGACAAAGACTACATTCAACTACAGAAGTACGCAAATGTAAAGCAGTATGATCCCACACGTAAGCGTTGGATCTCAAACTCTAATCCAGAGGCTTACTTACATGAGCATATAATTAGAGGCGATAAGGGTGACGGTGTTCCTAATGTCCTGTCAGCCGATAATGTTTTCGTTATGAATATCAGACAGCGACCAATTACCAAGAAAAGGTTGCTTGAATTCTCTGATATAAATACTATGAATGAGGAAGTGAAACGCAACTACATGAGAAACAAAGCTGTGATTGATTTGGAACTAGTTCCTGATAGAATCAAAGATCAAATTCTCAACGAATACGAGGCAGAAAATCCAAAGGATAGAAGCCAATTGTTAAACTACTTCATTAAGAATAAACTTAGAAACTTAATGGAAAGCATATCGGAGTTTTAATATGACTACACTATCATTGGCAGAGATTACTGCTGGCGTTTGCGAATTGAAGGATACATCTGAACAAGTCGCATATTTAGAAAAAAATAACAGTAAGGAATTACGAAATATCCTTATTCTGATGTATGACAATAAATGGAGTTTTTCGATTCCATCGTCTGCACCACCATATACACCATCGGTTATGAAAGAATCGCATGGCATGTTATATCGTGAGGCAAGAAAATTAGCATACTTTGTCACTGAGATGGAAGACGGAGAGAACCTAGATCAACCTAGAAGGGAATCTCTATTCATACAAATGCTTGAGACGGTAGATCAGGATGATGCAAAGCTACTCCTTCAAATGTTAGAGAAGCGACCATTTCCCGAGTTGACTGCTGAGACGATCAACGAAGCTTTTGGCGAAATCATTAGTGATCCTGTGGATATGCCGCCAGCTAAGAAAAAACGTGGACGTCCACCAAAAGTTAAAGCTGAATAAAACAATAAAGTCACCAAGAAGAGAAGTGAGTTACCACCTATGGCTAAGGGTAAAAAATTCCGTGAATGGATTGAAGAGGAGTCTCTCAAGGATGAGGAAGACATGCGCTTTCGAAAGAAAGACTCCAAGCGATACGATAAACGTAGGGCAAGCATTCAGAAGGCAAGACGCCAGAAAAATAAGCAAAAGGCAAGTTTTTTTGAATAAGGGGTTGACTATACTATGAAAGTGTGCTATAGTACACTTATAAATGAAAGAAGGTTATAATATGAATAAAGATGAAAAATTAATACTGGTCGACTGCGATGGAGTCTTGGTCGATTGGCTACATAGTTTCTCTATGTGGATGGAAGAACATGGATATAAAGAGTTATCCACTCCTAATGAATGCTACGACATTCACACTACTTATGGTATCACTAAAGAGAAAGCTAAGGAACTAGTTAAGTACTTTAATGAAAGTGCTACTATGTGCTGTTTGCCTCCTCTGAGAGATTCAGTCAAGTACGTGAAAAAAATCCATGAAGAACTAGGATACGTGTTTCACTGTATTACTAGTTTGAGTTTAGACAGACATGCGGGTCAGTTAAGAAAACTAAATCTTGACAATCTGTTTGGTAAGACTGTCTTTGATAAGCTTGTATGCTTAGACACTGGTGCTGATAAAGATGATGCACTAGCGCCGTATCTAGATAGTGGCTGTATGTGGGTTGAAGATAAGCCCGAGAATGCAGAACTTGGTGCTAATATGGGGTTGAATGCGATTCTAATCAATCACCCATTCAGCAAAGACTGGCACCATGATGAAGTCACTAAGGTAGATAATTGGAAAGAAATCTACGAAATGCTCAGTTAAGAGCGCAACTTAGATATAAATATCCATTAGATGGGTACACTTGAAGGCAGTCACACTGCCTTTTATCTTAATTACTGGAGTTACTTAATGCCTATATACACGTTTGAGAATACTGAAACGGGTGAACAAATTGATGAAATCATGAAGATGGACGCACGTGAGGATTACCTGTCTGCCAATCCCCATATGAAACAAATCATCACTAAGGCACCTGCTCTTGGTGATCCACATCGTATGGGAGTAATCAAGACTCCCGATAGCTTCAATTCACTGATGAAAAACATTCATAAGAATAGTCCGGGGTCTAAAATTCAAACTAGATAACCATAAGGATGTTTCATGCCTGCACAACAACAGCAACGACTAACCAAAAGGCAAAGACGAGTTCTCAGACAACAAGGAATACTAGACCAAGACAATAATTTTTCACACGGATTCTCTATAAGTAGCGACATCCACCCAATGACAGACAATCAAGCTGTAGCGTTTGAGTCTTGGGAAAGTGGAGTAAATCTAATGCTACACGGCATTGCAGGAACAGGTAAAACGTTTCTGGGTCTATACTTCTCTCTGAAAGAAGTCATGTCGAAAAACACTCAATATAAAAAAGTCTTCATTGTACGATCAGTAGTTCCTACTAGAGATATTGGCTTCTTGCCTGGCTCTCAGAAAGACAAGATGAAAGTCTACGAAGCACCGTATTACGATATTGCATCCAAGCTATTCAATAGAGGCGATGCATATGAGATTCTAAAACAGAGAAATAATGTCGAGTTTATCTCTACATCATTCTTAAGAGGATCTACATTTGATGACTGTATCATTGTCGTAGATGAGGTACAGAATATGAGTGACCAAGAGTTGCACACAGTAATGACACGTGTAGGAGAAAATTGTAGAATTATTTTCTGCGGCGATGTTAAGCAAGATGACCTTACTAGTGAACGCAAGAAAGAAATGTCTGGACTACGATTGTTCATGAAAGTGATCAAGAAGATGAAAGAGTTCAACTTTGTTGAGTTCGAAGCATCCGACATTGTTCGAAGTAAGCTAGTAAAATCATACATCATAGAACGAGATAGACAAGGACTATAAATACTCTTATGAATGATTATAAACAAAAACTTAAACAGATGACCGAACTCAATGCAGATGGAAATGAGAATCGTGGACGTGAGGGCGAAGAACTCTTAGTTGAGATCACGCCCGAGTGTGCAGGAAATCTAGGTCAAATGGGATGGGACTTTGGGGAAGATCAAGACTTCCCCAATACTCAAGAGCGCAAATTAAACAGGAAGCACATGCTGAGAGGGTAACATGGCAGTAGAACAACCACGCATTAGAATTTTTCAATTAGCAAACGGCAAGAAGGTTGCACATCAATTTGTGAAATCTCAAGTCGATAAATTTTTAGCGAATAATTCTGGATCATCGTTGATTCGATAATATAACGGAAAGATGTGATGAGTGAGAAGTACTACACATTAGGAACGCATACTTCCGAGCAGTGGATTGAACTTCACTCAGAACTTATTGCTGA